CGGCATTTGAGGAGCATCTGCTCGCCATCCGTGAGGCGTGTGGATTTGTCGGCATGCCCGCCGTCCACCGCTCACCGTTGTAAATCCAAATGCCCGAGGAGACGTCGCAATTCCGCTTCACCGTCACGGACAAGACCTTCAAGGTGGTCTCGACCATTGCGGCCGTCGTGGTCATCGGATACAAGGCGTGGAATTGGACCATCGACAATGCCGTGGCGAAGCGCGACTGGCAGAATGAGCACCGGCAGTTCAAGGAGATGCTGCTCGGCGCTGACAAGGAGCCCGGCATGGTCAACCTGATGAAGGAGAGTCGGACAGCGCTGGTGCGGCTCGACGCGGATTACGGGAAGCTCTGGCTGGACATGGAGGCGCTGAAGAAATGGCGGGATGCCATGACGTTGCCGGCTACGCATGCGCCCGCCACCCCGACTCCCAAATAGGCAGGCTGTGTTTGCCATTGGCGCGAATTGCAGATAATCTACTCACATGTCTGTCACGACTGAACCATCCACAAGCAAGCTCAACGCGATAATTGCGGCCCTGACCGGCAGCGCACCCGACACGCTGGATACTTTGCAGGAGCTGGCTGCCGCGATTAACAATGATCCGGATTTTTTCAACACACTGGTGACGCTGGAGGGCAGCAACACCTACACCGGCACGACGAACACCTTCACGCTGCCCACGACGACCGGCACGACCACGACCAGCGGCATCGCGGTTGCGGCGAACAGCCTCACGACAGGAACGGGCGCGGACTTCTCAAGCACCAGCGCGAGCAGCACGGCGGGCGAAGTCGTGCGGATCGCCAAGACCGGAACGGGCACGCTCAATCAGGCACTCACGCTCACGGCGAGCGGAGGCACCGCCAATGTCGCACTGAACGCAACAGCAGGACATGTATTGGTGCCGGACGGCTCATACGCCTATAACACTTCAGTATCGCCCTCAATTGGCCGTAGCGCGGTTTCGGCAAATTCGACAAACCAAGCAGGATTTCTTCTTGGATCAAACTCGCTCACATTGCTGACTAATTCAGTTCGCGGGTTAAGTTTTAGCGGTTACGGGTCGTTTGGCAATGGCCTGCTGATTACTCCGGTGGGTGGCAACACTACATTCTCCGGAACGGTTGTTTCAACAACCGTCTTTCAAGCCGCAGAAGACAAAACATCAACCCCCAACACGGGCACATTCAGAGGCGGCGGCGGGTCAGGGACAAACATCGCGGGTGGCGCGCTGCACATTCAGGGCGGCGCTTCGACGGGCAGCGCGGCAGGCGGGTCAATTTTGATTCGCACGACGCCAGCAGGAGGCTCTGGTTCTTCCGCGAATGCCGCCGTGACCGCAATCACGATTGACTCGACGCAGGCGGTGACGCTTGCCGCTACCCTAGCCGTGACCGGCGCGAGCACGCTGACGGGGCTTCTCACTGCTAACGGCGGCATCACGCTAGGAAATGCGCAGAACATCGCTTTCAGCACGACGACCGGAACGAAGATAGGCACGGCAACAACGCAGAAACTCAGCTTCTGGAATTCGACGCCAATCGTTCAACCGACAACGTCAGTTGCCAGTGCGACCTTTGCTCACACGGGCGGGGGGGGGGCAAATATCAAAACGGACGACACGTTTGACGGCTACACGATTGCACAAGTAGTCAGAGCGCTGCGAAACGCCGGACTCTTAGCCTAACCCACAACCCACAAACCCATGAAATCACTGTTTGAAATCCAAACCGAATCAGGCCAGCTTTGGCTCGACATCTCCGCTTATTTCGCCGCCAAGGACGCGACCATCGCCGCCATCACCGCCGAGCGCGACGCGCACGCGCAGACCATCGCGGACTTCCTCGCAGCCGATGACGCGGGCAAGGCCAAGATGCTCTCGGATGCTGCCAAGTCTGCCGATGAGAAGGAGCGCGACGCGGCGCAGGCTGAGTTTGAAGCGGCACAGGCGGCAGCGGACGCGGCCAAAGCAAAGCTCGACGCGCTGAAATGAAGCACGAAATCCCAAGCTGGCTTGCCGAAGCACTAGCCCTAATCGGCGCGTTTATCCTGCTAATCACGCAGGCCAAACGCATCACAAGTCCCGACCTCGACCACGTTCTCCGCGACTGGCAATTCAAAATGGACACACCAGCAACCACTAATTACCATTTGAGCATTCTTTAATCACTGACCCATGACACTCACCTTCGATCCCAAAAGCGACAATTCCCCAATCGTCATGCTGCTCACCGCAGCAGCGGCCGCCTCCCCGTACAGCTCCGTGATTCGCCGGGATCAATTCGGCCTCAATACGTTCCAGGTGATCAATACCGCCGGAGCCACCGTGAAGCTGTATGTCAGCGTCCTGCAGGATTTGGATTCTGCCAGCGAGAACTGGCAACAGATCGGAGCCGACATCACCACCAGCGCCATCGTCGTCCTGGACCCGGGCCTTTACCCATACGTGCGCGTCGAGCGGGATAATGCCACCGGTGGCACGGTCACGGTGGCAATTCAGAGCGGGTGGGGTGTGAACCGGTAAGGAGGACCAATTGAAGGGCATTCGACTCCTTCTCGAACACCAGCTCCCGCACGGCCTGCGGGACTACGGCCGCAATTACGACGCCAAGGGCTTCAACCAATTGCTGGCCCGTGCTGCGCGTGAGCATCCCGAGGAGTATTCCAGCATCATCGGGAAGATTGCGGACGTAGGGCGCAATGCCAGCTACGACCAGGGCGAATCCCTGACGCTGGAAGATCTCAAGCCTGTCATCGACAAGGACTCCATCTTCAAAGGGATGGAGGCGCGAATTGCCCAAGCAAAGAAAGGCGCGAATACCGACGCCGAGTTCCGCACGAAGCGGATGAAGATCTGGCAGGACACCAATGAGCATGTCACCAGGGAGACGCAGCGGGAGGGCCTGCGCCGCGGCAACAACATTGCCTACTCGGTATTGAGCGGAGCCCGAGGCAAGGCGCCGCAATTGAACTCGATGATTTCGGCACCAGGGATATTCCAGGATGGGAATGGTACGCCAATTGAGATGTACGCGACGCACTCGCATGCGGAGGGATTGCGTCCGGCGGAATTCCTGGCCAGCACCTACGGGGCGCGTAGTGCCGTTATTTCGACGAAAAAAGCCACGGCCGTCGGCGGTGACTTCTCCAAGCAACTGTCGTCCCTGCTTTCCACGCTCAATACCACCAGGAAAAGCACCGGCTCGGACAATGGCGTGGATCTGGACATTGAAGATCCCAGCCTCAAATACCGAGTGCTCGCCAAGCCCGCAGGAGGCTTCAGCGCCGGCACCATGATCACAACGCCGGTGCTGGCGGAGTTGCGCCGCAAGAAGGTGCCCTACGTCATTGCCCACAGCCCAATCACTGATGACTCTCCGGAGGGTATCGCATCGGAAAGCGTGGGCGGAATGGATGGTGGGCACCTGTATGGTATTGGACGTACGGCAGGCATCACCGCCGCAAACTCAATTGGCGAGCCGATTACCCAATCTGCGCTGAACGTGAAACATTGCCTCAAGGAAGGCACCATGGTGCGAATGGCCGATTTGTCCGTGAAGCCGATTCAGGAGATCAAAGCCGGCGAATGGGTCCTGGGTTCTGATATCACAGGCGCCACTTTCCCAGTGAAAGTGAAATACGTATGGGATCAAGGCATTCAGCCGGTTCAGCGCTATATCTACAAGCAAGGGCAGACAAAACGCCGGCTGACCTTGGAGTGCACGGACACGCACATCGTGCTGAGCAATAAGAAAACGACGGGTGAGTATCTGCGCAAAAAATATGCAGGAAAATACGGCTTCGGATGTCCGGAAAATTATTTAGCCTGCAAACTTCCTGCGGGTTATCCCCATAAAAACATTGCGGCAGTGCTGCCTGTAGAATGTAAGATTGATGCGGCACTGGAAACGCACGAACCATTGGCTGTCCTGTGTGGAGCACTGCTCGGCGACGGTATTCGCTGGGATTCTGAAAATCATGCGGATGCGTCCATTCGCTTTTCGTGTGCGGATCCAATGCTCATTGCGGATTTGCAAACCCCGCTGGCAACTGCCGGACTCGCACTGAAGAAAAGAAAGCGCAGCCATGATTACGCAATAGTCCACACATCGACTCAAGGGTGGGGAGACCGCAGCGCAACGACTGGGCAGATGGTGAAGACCGCTACCCGGCACCCAATGAAGGTGAAGATGCTGGAGTGGGGAATTGCGAACAAGTATGCCCACGAGAAGCGGGTGCCCGTGCAGGCCTTGTATTGGGATAAAGCCTCTGTGTCTGCTTTGCTCGCAGGATTTATTGCCACGGACGGTAGCATTGGAAAAAACAAAGCCGGCCATGTTTTCATCAGCTTCGCCTCCACGAGTCGCGGGATGTTAGAGGATTTGCGACGTCTGTTGGAGCTTCGTCTTTGTGTGTACACTTCGGAAATCACCAACACGGCAAAAGCGGGAACTCGCAGCTACAAACATGATGCGTGGGCATTTGCAATTACACGACAAGATCAGATTCAGAAGCTGGTAGGCATGCTGCCTCCAATTCCGGGGTGCAAAGGCCCAAGGACAAAAGACCTACTGGAGAATGCAAATTACGAATTGCGGAATCCCGAGCTATTTTACCGCGCCAAGCGCGAATCAATTACTGAGATCGGCAACCACCATTGCTGGGACATCACAGTGGATCATCCGGACGAGCTGTTCGTTTTGGAGAACGGATTGATTGTGAAAAACACCGCAGGAGTCGCCGGTAAAAAGAGGGAGTTCTCGGGAATGAACGCCATCAATGCATTCGTCCAAAGCCCCGAAGCCTTCCCCGACAAAGCCCCCGTGTCCGAATTGGAAGGCACCGTGCATTCCATCAAGGATGCCCCGCAGGGAGGCAAGTTCGCTTACGTGGGCGACCATGAGCACTACATCCCCGAGGGCCTGGGTCTGCTGGTAAAGCCAGGCGACAAGCTGGAGGCCGGTGACGCCTTGAGCGAGGGCATTGTCGATCCCAGGGACATTGTCCGGCTGCGGGGATTGGGCGAGGGCCGCCGCTATTACGCCACCCGTCTCAAGCAATTGCTCGATGACAGCGGCATCAAGACGGATTTGAAGCACACCGAGATGGTGGCGCGCGGAGCATTGGACCATGTGCGCATTACGGATGCGGAAGGCCTGGGCGACTACCTGCCCGATGACACCGTCTCCTACAACAAGCTGGCGGCCTCCTACGTGCCGCCGGCCGATTCGGAGCGTGTGCATCCAGGCCAGGGCGTCGGTCGGTATTTGCAGGCCCCGGCCCTCCATTACACCATCGGAACCAAATTGACCCCGAGGATGGCGGAGCATCTGGCTTCCCGCGGGTATGACAAAGTCGCGGTGGCAAATGATGCGCCGGGATTTGAGCCGGACATGGATCGTCTGCGGACGGCGGGAAGTGCGTCAACGGACTGGGCCTCGAAACTGACCAGCAGCTACGTCGCAAAAAACATGGCGGAGTCGGCAATGCGAGGGGAGGACAGCGATTTTAGTTCGAATATTTCACCATACCCGAGACTCGCAATAGGAAAAAACTTTGCCAATGATGTAGAGAAGACTGGCAAATTTTGAACACACAAGAACTCATAGACTCTGCGTTAATCTCAATGGATCTCGCGGCGGTGTCGCAGCTCGCACTGCCTGAATCCTGCGGCATTTACGCAATTTTCTGTAAACCGAATGGTAAGCTATATCTAGGGAGCGCAGCGGGTAAGCGCGGATTGCGTGATCGCTTCCGTAAGCATCGTAGCGCTCTGATTCTCGGGAAACACCACACCCCTTATTTGCAGGCAGCGTTTGTAAAACACGGGATTCAGGCATTTTCTTTTCACGTAATCGAGCTGACCTGCAAGGATGAGACAGTAGCCAGGGAGCAAATGTATTTGGATAAATTCAAATCCTACGATCGTGCGGTGGGATTTAACACTAATCCGAAAGCGCAGTCTCGTCTTGGGGCTGTGCACTCGGAGGCTACCAGATCGAAGATATCCGCGGTCTTACGCGCCCTACCATCGGATGTGAAAGCGCGCATCAAGGCATCGAAACCACCATGCACGGAATCTGCAAAGCTGAGATACAAGGAATTGTACTCAAAAGATTTTGCCTTGGAAAAAGATGGCGTTGTTTACAGTGGTAAAAACGTAACGCAGTTTTGTCGCGAGCACGGACTCGATCGTGCGGGGCTTGGGCGTGTGCTTAACGGGCAATGGCATTCATGCAAAGGCTGGCATCGCGTTGGCGAAGCTCCCGAGTGGGAGCGATTCAAGAAGGAACGACAGGAATTGGACGATTACAGGGTCACACATCCGCTACGCCCTAAAAAACACGGGCGAGGTCTGCGTCCCAAAGTGACGCAACGACGAAAACCCAATTCACCATTCAGGCTTCTATTTGAAGGGAACATTTATGAAGGAACAAATGTGTGCGCTTTTGCACGTAATCACGGATTGCAGCCCGGACGATTAAATGAGGTGGTGCTCGGCAACAGCAACGTCCATAAAGGGTGGACCCTTCCGGAGAATCCGGTGCCGACATACATTCTCATCGACCCTACCGGAAGCGAACATGTGGTGTGTGGTGTCACTAAGTTTGCGAAAGCACATCAATTACACATTCAATCGGTGTGGCAACTTTGTGTGGGGTACTCAAAACAGTACAAAGGCTGGCGTCTTGCCCCCGAGATCAATTCCGAAGCAAAAGCACAGCTGACCGGTCGTTTTTGATCTGCAAATGATCCTTGCCACCCCGTGGAACATTGGTCAGCCTGTCCCCATGCCTCGCATCTATCAAGCCGACGAAATCTTGCAGGATCCCAAGCCGAAGCTCATGGCCCTCATCGCGAAACTCAAACCGGGGCAGTCATACGTCCTGCTGGAGCTGGCTGAGGAACTCGGCATCTCGCATGACACGATGAAGCGGATCACGCCGAAGGAGAACAGGCGCATCGCGCGTGTCGCCGGATATCATAAACCCGTCATTCTAATCACATGTCCAGACGCATCCACACCCCAACCCCGCACGAAGAAGAAATAATCCGGTTGGAGCAGCAGCTCCGGGGGAACAAGGTGCAAATTGCGGATTTGCGCAAAAGCGTGGCGCGGGCACGCACCGAGGCGGATTTGTGGCAGGAGAAATACGATGAGGCGCTGGCCATCATGGAACCTCAGAACATCCAGCCACTGCTAGCGTCCTCGTCCCAGCAGGAGGAGCGCCGCGGTGTGTCCCTCGTCGGCCTGAGCGACTGGCATGTGGCAGAGAAAATCGACAAGGCCAAGGTGCGCGGCCTCAACAGCTACTCGCCGGCCATTTGCCGCAAACGCGCAGTGCATTGCATGGAGAGCATTATCCGCCTGCAGCGTCATACCGTGAAGAGCTACGACGCCTCCACGATGGTGCTGTGGCTGGGTGGGGATTTCGTCACTGGGTATTTGCATCCTGAATTGGAGCAGACGAACTTCATGGGCCCGGTGGAGGAATCGTTGTTCGCTGTGGAACTGCTCACGCAATGCATCGGGATGCTGGCCCAGGAGAAGAGCATCAAGAAATTGCACATCGTCTGCCAGCGGGGCAATCACGGAAGGACGACGAAAAAGATGCAATTCAAAAACGATTTCGAAACCTCACACGAGACCATGGTGTATGCCGCACTCGCCGGCTCCATCAAGGCGGATCACATTCAATGGGAGATCCCCAAGGCAGATGTGCATTACGTGGATTTGCTGAAGGACTGGCGGTTGCGCTGCTTCCACGGGCATCAGGTCAAATACAACGATGGCGTGGGTGGTGTCTCGATCTCGCTCAACAAATGGGAGGCCAAGCAAGACCAGACCCGGAAGGCCCATCACAACATCATGGGGCACTTCCATCAGTACTCGGAGCCAAACACCCGGACGACGATGAACGGATCGCTCAAAGGATGGGATGAGTACGCCGCGAGCTTCGGCTTCCCTTACCAGGAGCCGCTGCAGACATTCCTCCTGCTCGACGCATCCAGGCGGATGGTGGCGCAGCGCATGCCGGTCTTCTGCGCGTGAAAATCATCCAGGCCATTTTCGGCGAGCCGCGCCTTTTCAATTTCATCATCATGGCGCTGTATTGCATGGCCGCCATCTGGTGGGCCCTTCACCGAAAATGGGCGGATGCCTGCTACTGGCTCTCCGCACTGGCGATCACTGCGACTGTGACTTTCGGATACAAGCGCTGACCATGCACCGCCCCCTTGTCCTGCGTATCGTGCTCGCCATATGCGCCTGCATCATCCTGCCTTTGCTCGCCCTGCTCAACCGCAACAAGCCGACCCCATGAAGCCCCGCACACTACACCCCCTCCCTTTCACAGTGCAGCCGCTGGACGTGTCTGATTTTGCCAAGCCCACCGAACTCTACCCGGAGACCGTCACGGAGGAGGCGCAGCGAATCACATCCGCCGATCGCAATGCCGCCTACGGACATCCCCTCGACAACCATCAATGCACCGCGGACCTGCTCACCGTATGGCTGCGTCGCAAATACGGGGCTGCGGTGCCGCAATTGACGGCCGAGGACATCTGCACTTTCAACATGATGCAGAAGCTCAGCCGGGAAGCCCACGCCCCCAAGCGGGACAACTTGGTGGACGTCTGTGGCTACGCCAGGAATGCCGAGATGATTGCGCAGCGCCGGGCACAGAAGGCGCTCTGACCGCAGATCGATTGTTTCTTTTGTCAGATTGACGGGGGTGCGTGGCGTAGTGGATCATCCTCGCATGACTCCCGAGCAGACCACGGCACTGGACAGGGCAATTGAACTCATCGGGGAGTTCTTCGACAACGCCGTCATCGTGGTCCAGCCGGACCCGCAGAAGCCAGATGCCGAGGTGCGCTACAGTGGATCCTGTCTGGCCGCCGCTTCGCTGTGCGACTACGGGGGCATGTTCTGCAACGGGGAGCTGGAGGCGGGCGATGAGGAGGAAGAATCTGATGACGGCGATGACTGGAAGAAAAAAAAGGCATGAAAGGCGATCAGCATGCGCCGCTTTTTTCCCGTTATTGACGATGAGGAATATGGGGAGTCCTGGCTGCTTGGGTCTGGTAGCGTGCGGGATGAGCCGGTCCATCGACGCAGGAAGTCCAAGCCAATCCGACAGGTAAAACGCAACCGTCGTTTTCGGCAATTGCAATTCATTTGAATCTCAGCCATCATTCCACACACTCATGAATCCTCGTCTTTTTGGTGCCTACCTTTCCACGATCAAATCTGCGGTCACTAGGACTACAAAACCAACCGCCGCGGAGGATGCCGCTGATACGGCTATGTTGGAGGAGAAGGCCAAAGCTTTCATGTCACAGCCGTCCGGATCCCCAGGTAAATCAGAGGCCGACAAAGTCATGGACAGCGTGAGTAAACAGAAAATGCCTGAAACACCGATGCCTGTGGGTGCAGCCGGACTGAACTCCATGGTGGGGCTGTTTGGTCCGGCAGCCCTTGGTGGTCTCGGGGGTGCACTGCCCGGCAATTCCGGAATGGTGCCCGGCACGTTACGCGGCATGACGGCGGGGGTGGGCGGCAATCTCGGCCACATGCTGGGAGCAGAAGCCTCCGAGGCCCTGGAACACGCGGGCATACAGAGCCCGGCATTGCGCTCCCTGCTGCCGATTCTCGGCTACGGAGGCGGTGCCTATGCGGGCTACCGCGCCGGCAAGGCGCTCACCAAAACGGACAAGGAAAAGGCGCAGGAGAAGAACGCAAATCTATTCTGGAAAAAGCTGAAGACCCCCGTTGGAATTAAGTCTCTCTGGGGTCCCTCCGATGGTGCATCCTCCGTGCGATTAGACGCCGAGCGCACAATGGAGCCCAGACTTCTGACTCGGTTATTCTCGTCTCCGAGAAAGGATTATGATCGTCTGCAGGCATGGATGAAAGATGAACTTGGTAATATGGATCCCGAAGATCGAGAACTTGGTTCTTCGCCAATGGGGCGTGGAGTTGTGGCCTCCCTTATGCTACCAGCCATGCATCCGGACCGATATAAACAAGAGGGCGACAGTCCTCTTGGTAATGAGGACATATTTGAAAACTCGATTTATCCAGCAGACAAGACGCGCACCAAAACGGACAAAAAGAAAACTGCCTCCAATTCCCAATTCGAAACCCTGAAGGCCCCCAAAGTCGACATCAGCGGTTTGAAGAATTGGAATCAACTGGACCCGACGGCCTACTCGGATGATTCCGGCAATAGCGGCTGGCATTTGAATATGCAGAAGTCGGCGGCGATGGAGAAGGATGCCCTCAGTTTGCTGGCAAAAGCGTTCCCGGCGGCACTGAGCTGGGGCGGCAAGGCCATTGCTAATAAAGTGCGCGCGATCCCTAAAATGCTTGGCAGCGCGGCGAAGTTCCTCGGAAAAGAAAATCCACAAGTTGCCGGCCTGGGGGCTGCTGCTCCTGCCGCTGCAGGCACATGGAGAAACCGCTTGTTCGACTGGGGCCGTAAAATTCGCGGCACTGCAACCAACGCCACCAACGCAGCCAATTCTGCATTCCAGACCAATCGCGTGGCACCAATGATGCGCGCCTTCAACCAGCTTCCGCAATGGGGGCAGAAGACGCTGGGAGCGCTGGGTAGCGTCGGGCGTTTTGGTGGGAATGTGCTTGCGGGCGGGGCGGGTACCGGCAAAGGGTTGGGCGGAATGCTAGGTGCAGGTACCTCACTCTGGGGTGCGGGGAAGGCTGGTCATGGCATAGGGATGTATGACGGTGCGCAGCTCGGCGTGCAGGGTGCCGCCGGCTATGCCTCAAACATGCTCGACGATCTCGCCGGAAAGGCTGATGGTTCCATCATCGACCGCATCGGCATGGCCTACAAAATGTCCGACCCGGAGTTCCTGCGCAATACGGCAAAGGAAATGCGCGATCCGAAATTCGTGAGCAAAATGATGGGTCGCTGATTGCCAACGACACACAATTCCAATAGAGTCAACGAATACCAAATGAAGACACCCACTTTGCAGGACCCGTCCGTTCAATACGACTGGGAGAAGCATGCCAGCGCAGTTCTCTCCACTCCAGAGATCGAAAGAGCGTTCGGCGATCAGGCGTACAGCCGCTGCGCCCAGCGCGCCCAAAAGCTGATGCAGCCGCCGTATTTCCTCGGCTTCGAGATGATCTACGCCAATGAGGACAAGACGCGCCTTGTGGGCATCTTCGCCTTCCGCATCAACAAGGATCTCATTTACATTCCGAGCTTCTTCCTCAATGGACAGGTCAAAGGCCAGGAGCTGCTCTACCAGGTGAAGCAGAAGAAGATGAAGCCGTGCACGGAGGAATGGATTTCCTATTTGATGGAGAAGGCCATCTCCGAGCCCGGCACGGGCATCGCCCGCACCCGACTCGACCGCCTCAATACCGGCACGGATTTGAAACCGCTCATCATGCCGATGCGCAACAAGATTGCCTCCAGCATGGGCAATTCCGAATTCATCAAGATGGCGCGCGAAGAGCATGGCGAAGATGCCGGACAATTCGTGGAGGATGCATTTACGCGGGCTCTGGCATTTGAGGATATGCGGGAGAAGCGAGCTAAGTTTGGCGACCTTACAACGCAGCTGGGCAAGTCGCCCACCGTGCCGGAAGTTACCGCTGATCCCTCGCCTATTCCCGCAGTTGGCGATTCGACGTTGCCTCCGACTCCCGCCTCGCAAGCAACCAGCAGCGCGAATTTGCCCCAGTCCCCTGCGACACCCGCACCCGGTGCTTCGACGTTGCCTCCGCCTCCCATCACGCCAGCAGCACCCAGCACCCCGTCCTCCTCTGGCTTCGCACCCCTCGACGCTAAGGTGAATTATATGGCGGAGCCGACTCAGTTCTACGGGGGTGGCAATGGACGGTTCGGGCACCCCACGCAAGAGCGCGGGAATAACCAGCCCGCCTCTGACTTCGCACCCCTCGACTCTGCAGCCGCGAATGCACGGGCCTTCTCTCTTCCGGTGGAACCAGCGGTCAACGCTGAGGTGGAGAATGAAGCCTCAGCAGATCCGGCTCCCGCCCCTCCCCAAGAACCCACGCCCAGCTACCTACAGCAGTCGCCTGTTTCGGCAAGGCCGCCCCAGCCCGGAGAACATGCACCATCGCTTCCATTCAATCCGAACCAGGTGTCGGACGCAGACAAGGCGCGCTTTTACGCAGCCACCAAATCCACATTCAACGCCCGTTCTCCCGGCGACGTGGCCAGCATGCAAAAGATGCTGGCAGGATCCGGTCCGGGGCATTCCCGGCTGGATAGCATGAACACCTACACCCCGGCACAATACCGGGCTAGCCTCAAGAAGACACCGAATACGGTGTCCAAAGCGCCGATGGCTCAAAGGCCTATGGTCGGTAGTGGCGGTGGCGGTGGTCCGCGCAGTCCGCGCGCCTATGGTAAAACATCACGCCTACCGGTCACCAAATTGTCCGCCGGCTTCATCCCGCGCATGGAAAAGGAAGCCTCCGACTGGTGGACCTCCTACGTGGGCGAGATGCTTCCGGTGGACACCACCAACCCTTTCAAATCCGCCGGTGCCCTGAGGGAATACCTCGTCACCGACGGCAAGCGTCCTGCGTGTCTCGCCATTCATGGCGCGCTGACCAAATCGGCCGCCTTTGCTGAAGCGCTGATGACCGCCACCAATGGCGACATGGAGCAATTCCTCCCCGCGGAGGCCCTGGAGATCACGCAGGTAAAAAAAGCCGCCTACGTCCCGCAGCTCGTCATGCATTTCGGTGGCGTGAAGAATGCCAGCGTCACCCCTGCGCTTTACGCCCAGACGGTGAAGCATGGCTTCTCCATGACCGATGTGCGCCCCTCCGATGAATTGACGGCTGTATATGAAGACGCCCACCACTCCATGGAGTCGGTGACGGGCAATGGCGTTTACGAGATGCCCTCAATGGACGGCAAGAACGGCAAGGTCATTGCGGCCACGCCTGTGGAATTGTGCGGCGTTGGTAATACGCGGTCTTCGATCTTCAATTGCCACCCTGGCTCGTCGACGCAAAGCCTCGCCTTCATCTTCACCTCCCCGGTGAATACGATGAAGCGGGTCGAGGTCGGCGCATATGTGGGCAAGGTGATTCCGGAAGAACAGGCCGGCGTCAGCAGCGTGGGCGTGGAGAGCCCGACCGCCGGCAAGGCCTACGTCATTTACAATCCCAAGTCCGGCAATTGCGCGGACACGGCAGTGTTCATCTCGGGAGTCATCAAGAATCCGTCGGGCACCAAGACGCTGATTTGCAACAGCGTCGATACCTACAACATCTCCGGCTACGGCGAGATGGAATTGCTCCTGAATCCCGATGCCCCCAAATGCGACTGGCAGCATGGCATCCTCAATAGAGAGGTCCGCTTCATCGAAATGGATTTGGAGGAGCTCCCCGAGAACGCCAATCATCGCGCGGCAGCCGGCGGAGGTTCCTCGCTGGGCACTGTGGAGATCCCCTGCAAGCGCCTCGTCGCCGCGCCTTCCCTCATGCCGCAAAAAGTGGTGTGGGATTCGCTGCTGTATGGGAAACTCTTCAAGGGGCAAATCTCCATGCTCGATGAGAGCGGAAAGATCTCCCTCAATTTCGGCGGCCGGAAATACGCCACCACGCACACCAAGGCTGCAGCCGTTGCCTTCCTCGCCGGTGGCTGCCATATCGCCGCGGATGCCGCGATGGAGCTGGTCGGTAATGTCGCATCGGGCAAGTCGGTCTCGTTCATCATGCAGCCGCAGGAGAAGCATGCAATGGCCGTCACGCGCCTGATTGATCGTCCACGCTTCACGGAAGGCTACGATAGCCAGGTGATGGCGCGCGAGCAGGAGCCACAGAGCTTCGAGCTAGGCACCCGCACGGACGCGCCACCAATTCGCAGCATCAGTATCAACGAGGTGCACGACCCGTCCATGGGCGGCTCCATGAATTCCGATCGCCACGAAATCAAAGATCATGTCGGCATGGAAGACATGCTGACCAAGGACCCAATGCAATTGGCGGACATCCAGAAGTCTCAGAACCTGCCCAATGTATTTGAGCACAAGCTCATCGGCTCGCTCATCAAGACGTTCGACGCCGCGGCCAGCATGGAGCGCTACATTCCCAAGATGGAGGAGGGCCTCGATGCTATCGGGCGTTCGCTGTTCCTGTTCTTCTGGAAGCCGGCTGACTTTGAAAAGGCATACGGCCAGGACGATACGCCTGATATCGAGCAGGAATTGATTTCCAACTTCAAATCCTTTGGCGACATGGTGCTCAATCTGATGCGCAAATCGCCGAACGCGGATCAGGGCTCGGCCCCGATGGCGTAACATTTGCGCTGGACGCGCGGTGTGGGGTGTTGAATGCTGGTTCTCATATGGAACCCAGACCTGAACGCACAAAGGGAAATGTCGGTGACGCTGTTGTCGTCGCAGTCACTGCCATTTTCTTCGGCTGTTTCCTTCGGCTGGGGTGGTATATCGTCGAATTGGCTATCGCCCAATGAAGTCCCCCACACCCACAATCGAAGACGCCCTCACCGAAATGGAAAGCGTAATGGACGAGATGCATACGCAATGCCTGCGCGATCAGCTCTGGCGTTGGGCGGCATTCCTGTTCGCACAGAAGCATCCGGAATCCCTGCGGGAAATCATTGTCGAGGTGGGTGGCTGCGTGAGCGAGCAATTGTCCGGCGCTGGCAGAGGCGCCATCAATGCGGCCCATATGCAGGATGCCCTGTCGGAATTCAAATCAGAGGCCTCGAATCTTTTATGAAAGCCGACCGCATCAATCAAATGTGCCGGATATTGCCCGCACCGGAAGAGGACATCGTTCGCGACAACTTCCGCATCCGTGCCGCGGATACGCAGGTGGGCATTACGGACCCGGAGATTGGTCGGTTCGCCACTGCCTACAAGGATCTGTCTTTCGGCTGGAACTTCGCCAGGACCATGGCGTTCAACCGACGACCCATGCAGGTGCCATTGAACGGACGGGATGAATGGGTGTGGCGGGCCTACCTCTACGCCATCAATCCGATCAAATACAAGGACAAGGCATTGGCCGAAGCCATCACATGGATGGGTGCCGATTACGCCAAGGAGCGGTCCGTCGCAAATGCGCTGCTGGTCTCGGGCGATATGGATTTGGACAAGATCGCCAAAGTGCTGAACAAAAAGCAGGAGGTAATTTCCGCTTACGAGATCCTCTTCTTCAACATCTGGGATCGGAAGGCGGACGAATTATTCCTCAGTTCGATCATTTACCCGAACGGTCGCGCGGTGGAATTCTTCAATGGCTACACCACCAACGAGGGGCTCGACGTGCAATTGCTCCGGGCTGGCTTCAACAATGGCGCGGCGCATGTATTGCATCTGGCCGGCTTCTCCTCCCAGCTCGTGACCAAATACCTCAGTGCCGATACCGTGCAGCGGTTGGAATCTTTCGTCATGGCCAACGGGCTCATCCTCGCGATGAACGGCTGGCTCAACCAGGGGCCCGAGGCCGGGCATGGGGTCAATTCAGCCCTGCGGCTTATCTCGGCCGCCAAGGCAGGCGGGCAGGATGAGAAGGCCTCTCCGTTCCAGAACTCGGGCGGTCAGGTGCTCATGGCGGAAATGCAGCGGGTCAAAGCCGCAGCCCACGCCAAGCGCACCACGGAGTTCTACCGCGGGAAGCCGACGATGGAAGTGTCTGGGGCTGGGGTGAACTGATTTGGAATCGACTTGCTCTCTCTCTCGTTTAGACTGACGGGAGTATGAATCCTCGTCTTTTTGGTGCGTATCTCTCCACAGTCAAATCAGCTGATATGTCTTCGAGACTCGAAGCCGCCGGGTCCAATATCGCGCGACATGCGGGAGGAAATGCCTTGGGCGGCGCTGCTGTGGGTCTGGGTGTGGGCCTCAACCGTATTGCGCGCAAGGGTTACGCAAATATGGATACAAAAGAAATCCTGTTGCATCTTCTGGCGCTGCCGGTCGCCGGGGCAGGGATTGGTTCCGTGACAGGTGCGGGACTGTCGGGTTTGCATGGTTTGATCCTCCCAAAGCAGGTGATGCAGGATTTACGCGAAGAGCAGGAAAGTAAAAAGAAGGCGTCCATCAGCCCGCGTCTTTTCGGCGCCTACCTTTCCACTGTCAAATCGGCTCATCAAGGTATTTCCTCCGGGCATGCAATTAAACAGGATGAGGAAAAGGCGCGGCGCGCGAAGCTCAAGAAAGTGGCATCCATCAACCCCCGCATCTTCGGCGCATTGATCGCGCAGCTCTGATTTGAAATACCAGCAATGATGACGCCCGGCATATTGGGAGCACGGATGAGCATGGTGAAGCTGGCTGCTCCGGCTCTGCCTTCTGTCTCTTCACCACCAGCAGGACGGTCCGCATTCAAATGGCCAAAATCAATCGGTGACGTATGGGACCGCGTGACAGGTAAGACTCCACCACCCTCATTCCTTACGGGACCAAGTCAATTACCACAGCCTCCCACACCCACCCCACCACCGCCAACAAGTCAGGTGGTAGGCGGTGGTTTTAGGGCAGGCGTCGCGCCGCAAGCAACAGGCGCCCCCGCTGTGAAGCCAATTCCCTCCGCATTTGCCGGGCCTACGCTGTCCTCCGTGACCCCAGCATATTACAAGCAACCGTATTACGGAAATAACCTGCAAAGCGAAATGGAAAAGGCGCATGCCTACAATACAGCATCCGGTTTGCCAGGAGATCAAAATAAATGGACGCAGCCGGTGCCGGTGTTGCGCAATGATGCGGATGCCGCAGTTTTCGGGCCACATTACGACCCGCTCGCTGACAGCGTCCACATGTGGGGTTCGGACGAGAGACGGAAGTTTACAGACAGCGTCCTCAAGGATCCAGAGGGTCTACGAGATTCGAACATGACAGCCAGGCAGGCGGCTAAATCGTTAATGGATGATGAGGATTCGCTGAAGCATGAGGCGTATCACGGAGCGCTTGCAAGTCCGCCGGGTACCGGGGTGGATGCTTACGACACTGCAGCTTTACGCCTGGAGCATCCAGACAAATATGTCCCCACGTATGCGACCCCATATCCTGATCAGCCGCGCATGGGAAGTGGGCTGCATTGGTCGAGGCGTCCTTCTGGAGAACGTCCGGTGCATTTCCGCGAGACGCTGAAGCAACAGAACAAATTGCCTGTGTATGGCAACCTGCATCATGATGTGCACTCTGCCGAGATGCGGGATTACATGTCGCAATTGCAGGAGCATCAATACCAGAACACCGGGAAGCGATTTGAAAGCCCGCAGGATTACGACAAGTTTTTACAGGGAGTAAATCCCACGCAACCCGATGAGTCGCAATTCGAGAAGGGGATTCAGCAATACCCACTGGATGCCCAGCGCATGTTCCGGCAGATGCGCAAAACAAATCAGCGCAGCCCGGAAATCTACGACAACATCCGTAACTGGCAGCGCACTGTGGTTCCGGGCATTGTGCAGAACGGACAGGAGATCAACAAGACTGCCTCATTGCGGGAACTGGCCCGTCGGTTGGCAAAGCGCTGATTTCGCAACGCAGGCTTGCGACCGCCGCACAAATCGTTCAGCATTCCCATATGTCACCAAGTCGCGTGCTCGAAGTCATTGAAAGCCTCCTGCCTCAGATTCAGAAATCTGCCAGCGCCGAGGACATCCTCATCAATTACGCACGGGAGAACAATCTCGCCCCTGAGCAGCTCACGAAGATGGCGATGACTTTGAATACGGCGCGCTCCGTGGCCTGGATGGACAACAACCCCGATCAGCGCGGCGCTTCAATTCCCCTCATCGATACCGTGAAGCTGGCCTCGGACTACGGCACCTACAAGGCTCCGGCGGCGGCCAAGGACAAGAAGCCCGACACCAAGCCGGCGGAGCACAAACCAATTCCCCGTTTCATGTCCGGCGCGACCGGCAAGAAGCCCCTAAACAATCCGGTTGAGAAGATGGCATTTGCGGAGCCCGCAGCAAAGCCCCCGACTCCCGGCGAAAAGGCCGCCGCCCTCATTGCTGCCCGCCGCGTCACGGAAATCAATGTCGCCCGGCTGGGTGATTTGCAGGAGGACCAGAGCGCACTGTATCGCACTGCGGTGACCAAGCTCGCCAAATACATCGGCGCCAACAAGCCCTTCTTCGCCCAAATGGAAGAGGACGTCTCGCAATTGGCAGACGCCGAGGGGCAGATGATTTTCAAAGCGGCAGTCAAGCAGGCCACAGCGCATGTCTCGGTGCAATTGACGCCCTGGACGAAGGTGGCTACCAAGCGCAGCCTGCTCCACGATCGCACCAATGTCCTGCCGCTCATCAAGACGGCCGCCGATGCCCTACAATTGCACAATGCCTATGCGCTGCTCGCCAAGCAGGAGACGGAGGAGTTTGAGAAGCTGGCATTTACCAGAGAGCCGCAGGTCCCAGATGTGGATGATACGGGAGAGCGGGACGATGCAGCACCTGCCGCGGACTGGACCCAGACGGAACAGAGTCCTGCTGCTTCGATAGGTGGTCGCGTGGAAACCATGCAGCAGCAAGCCCAGCGCACCCGACAGCAGAACACCCGACAGCCCGAGCGCGATGCGCCCACCCCTAGAAACAGCCGACAGCCCGAGCGCGATGCGCCCACCCCTAGAGGGTCGGCGAAGAAGGACACGGCCAGCCAAATCATCGACGCCATCAATGACTTCATCCCCAAGGGGAGCGTTGGCAAGACGGTCGGTGCAATGCCCGGCATCCTCGACAAGATGAAGGCCACCGGCGACAGCAAATATGCACCCAAGTTTCGCCAGAAGGGAATTGACCATGCCGTCCGGGATGTGAGCTTCGTGTCCAACCTGCAGCGCCTGATCATGACCGACCCGATTCTCGGGGAGGCCGATCCGCAGCATCTCGTGGACCTCGCCAATGATTTGCAGAAGGGCGACCCGCGCATTGCGCACAATCCCAATCAGCTACGCTTCGCCCTGCGTGAGGCGCTGCAATACGGCGGTGTGCCCATCCAGACACATAAGACGCTCGCCGATATCGACAAATCCCATTCGCAGGCCGAAGAGACCCGAGCCAGAACTGAAGACGCTCGCTACGCCTAATTCACCATGATCCTCGACACCAAAGTAACGCTGGAAAAAGGGACCTACCACGCGCAGATCGGACTCAATCCCGCGGACGACGCATTGAGCACCGCCGAAAAGGAAGCCCTCGAACAATTCGGAGAGCCCACCATCGCATGTGGGGGAGTGTTCGGTTCGGGTGGCACCACTTTTACGCTTGCGGCCAATGACCTTCGCTTCCCCTCTCAATTCCCGGTGAAGCACACGTTTTCAATTGCCGACGATGAGCAGGCCAATGACTATGCGTTGCTGTTCAATTCCACACTGACCACGCGCATTACCGCCGGAGTGGCAGGCAAGCGCGGTCTTTCTGCTGGCACTACCGGCCGTAATTCCACCACCATCGCCACCGATTAACATTTTTCCAATGGCACCAACTGAAATCAATTCCCTGTTCATCAAAGCCGCCAGCGCCGTCCTTGCCCATTGCACTGCAGCGGCTGCGGAGCACGGCGTAAAAGTCGGTGAAGCGCGTGAGCTTCCCTTTGCGGATTCAATTGCCGAACGGCACCGCCTCATTTCCGTCGGCGTCAAACATGCTGGGTGGATGGACTCCCTCAAAAAGAATCTCTCCGATGGTGCAGGTTGGGTGAAGGATAAAGCCACGCAGGTGGGAAACAAGGTCATGGACTCGAAGACCTACGAAGACCCCGCAGTGCTCGCCGGGCTGGGCTCTGCGGCTGCCGGCGGCATCGGCACCATGATGACCGATCGCCGCCCTGGTGAGGGATTTGGAGGCAAGACGATGCGTGTCGGACGCAATGCGCTGCTCGCAGGATTGCTTGGCGGAGGCTCTGCCGCAGCGCTGAGCCACGGGGTAGACAAAATCATGAATGCGCTGCCCAAGAATGACAAATCCCCAGGATCGACACTCTTTCATAGTCCGCAAATTAGAGCATTGTTCGGACTCGGAGGCTATGGGTGGACGACACGCAAGACCCCATTCATGAAAGACCCATTAAGGGATATCGTGCACATCTCGGAAAAGCTCCCCGGCATTCGCCCTGGTGCCAATGGGCTGACTCAGGGAGGTGCAACAGCTAACCCGCAAGTCTTCGTGGAAGCCAAGCAAAGCATCTTGGACAATTTGAAAGACAAATTAACCGGCAAGGGTCGTGTATTCGCGAAAAGCGAAATGCAGAATCTCGCAGGTGGGGCATTGGGGCATGATGAAACCCGCGGGCTGCTCGGCAAACTGCGTGGTGCTGGAATCAATTACGGAAAGACGGACTTCGGCCCATTGAAAGACTGGAGCAAATCTTTGTTCGGGCGCATGCCTGACATCTCCGGAATGAGCGGAGCTAGTGGGGGTGCTGGGGTCATCGGTGCATCTGCCCCATCACTACGTGATGCACTCAGCGCAGCCACCGAACGCGCCCGCGTTGGAGCGCGCGGCGGATTTGAACGCCTGGCCAAAGGCCGCCTGACCAAAGGCCTGGCAGCCGCTGGCGTGGGCTATTATCTTCCGGACATATTGGACAAAACCTTCGGTGGTCTTCCCACGCACGTCGCCCCGTAATTTCAAATGATCAAGACCCACCACCAAGACGATCAGGACGCCCTCTTCAAAGCCTGCGGAGGCGTGATGTCCCGCTTTCTGGATTTCGACGCCAGGGTGAAGTCCGCCGCCTCGGAGGTGATGCCGCGCAGCCTGCTGGAACAATACCGACCGCCGAAGGGATTCTTCGCACAGCATTTGGTGGCAATGGGTGACACCGAGATCTACGGGCAGAACCGCAATGCTGACGGTTGGTCCAAGGACGCCAACACCAAATACCATCCGACGTTCGTTTCGCATGGCGCCTATTTCCGGGAGCACAACCACGCCAATCGCCGGCTGGCCATCGGCTCCGTCAAATGCGCCCGCTACAATCCGACGATGTCCCGCATCGAGTTGATCGTTCATGGGGAGATTTCCAAATGCGAGGATATCTACGAGAGCATAAAGAAGGGCAGTGCCCGCAGCGATTCAATGTCTGCGCGCGTTCCCAATGATCGCTGCAACTGCTGTGGTAATCTCGCCCCCAGTCCGACTGAGTATTGCGATCACGCCAAGAATCACATGAACCAGTGGATGCCTGAGTTCAACAAGTACGCCTTCGTCTGGAACGACCACCCGACCTTCTTCGACATCAGCGACGTCAAATACCCGGCGGACCGCACAGCGCATTACCTGCAATACATGTTCCACGGCGACGAGGGCATGAAGAAAGCCGCCAGCGCAAAGCCCCAAATCATCACCGGCACGGATTGGGCTGCGTTCTATGGACTCAATGAAAACACTGGCGGCCTGCAATTGGGATTTGAGAAGCAGGCGCAATTGCAGCGCATGGCAGAGCACGAGACCTGGCTCAATGATGCCTTCAAACACACAGACCTGCGTACCCTCTCCGGCAATCCCAAGCTGGCCTACGCCTACGAGATGGGATCCAAACTGCTCGATGGTGAATTGAGCGATGCCGAGCTGACCACCGTCCGCACCCTGCGCCCCGGCACGTTCTTCGGTGAATTGGCGAAGCGCGCGTCCATCCTTCCCTTCCGCAGTTTCCTGGCCTACACCACCAACCGTTCAATTGTCGAGGTCAGCAATGACCCCGTCGTCAAATCCGCCTGCTCATTGCTGCCAGATGTGTTCAACCGCCTGCTCAGCGATGGCTGCGGCTGCGGTGGAATCAGCCCTGATCTATTTGAGGGCAGCACGCCCGGAGTGACCGGGGTGGATGGTGGAGTGACCGACCCGGTGGAAGGCCTGCTGGATTCCGCCGAAAAGAAATTTTCAATTGAGGAAGCCCCGGCCCGCCGGCGCATCCTGAAAATCACGATCATCAAATCCGCCAGCGAATTGCCTCAGCTGCAATTGCTCGCCGCGGTGCCAACTGAATTGAAGTCCGCCGCTGAACGCATGGCAGGTCTCTACGGTCTCTACAAGCTCGCCGCCCTCTCCGCCATCCGCACCAACCACCCCAAGGGAATTGATGCGAAGCAGGAATTGGCAGTTGCCGCCCACAATAATTTCTGCGCACAGTAATCCTTCTTGCAATCAAATCCCAAATCACTCAACATCCAATCCAATCAATCCAATGAGCACCGCCATTAAATCCTACGCCGACCTCGTCAAAAACGCTTCTGCGCTTTTGCAGCCCAAATCCGCCAGCTCCCCAATGGGTGGTGGCACCAATCCGGACTCGGGTCCGACTGATGCCATTTTCTCGGAAGGCAGCGCATCGGCCCCCAAGCAGGACGGCGATGACAAAAAGAAGCTGATGCTCCCGAGGGATGGCGAGCAGGGCAAAGCGCCGACGGACATTGCGACCAAAGACACCAAGCCTTCGTCGGTTGGCGAGAACGTGCCTTCGACAACCACACAGCCCGCAATTGACCCGAACCCCGATTTCAATACGAAGAAGCTCGCCGGCAAAGCCGCGGAACTCGCAAAGCGTGCAGCGGCCCTCATGAACAAAACCGCAGCGGCCTCCGCAGCCGCCGCTCCGGCCGCCAAGGTCGCCGGCAGTTCCGTGGACAACCTCATCAATCCCCGCGACCCGCAATTCCATTTCAAGCTCGCCAGCTTCGTGCTGGAGAATGAGGAAGTGCTCGCCGGTGTGCAGGAAGCCATGGAGCGCAAGCTCGGCGCGGATGAGGCCCTCGGCGCTATCAAGAACGCCTACGTCGCCCATGCGCAATTCATCGAAGCTGCCGGTCAGCAGGACCAGTGGGAAAAGCAGGCCGCTTACGAGAATGCAATGATCAAGCAGGCATTTGACCAGCTCTCGCCCGCCGACCAGAAGCAGGCCATCAAATTCGCCAATGCCCATGAGGCGGCGCGCAATGGTCTCAATCCCGAATTGAACGACGCCTACAACCAGGGCATCCTCGATGCGGATTTCATTCTCAGCCGCACGACCAAATCGGCCGCCGGTATGCCGCCGGAAGCTGGTATGCCGCCGGAAGCGGCAGGCCCCGAGGCAATCCCGACCGAGGAATTCCCCGGCGCAGCGGAGCCCGAGGCGCAGGCATCTCCTGAGGAGATCATCGCCGTCCTCGAACAGCTCGTCCAGGAAGGCAAGATTCCGCTGGAAGAGGCGCAGCAGGTCGTCGAGGCCCTCATGGGCGGTGCTGGTGGCGGTGAAGGCGGCACGCCTCCGCTGGATGCCGGCGCAGGCGCTGGTGGTCCTCCTCCGACCGAAGGCGACGCTGAAGAGGCCATGGAACCCGAAGGCGAAGAGATCGCCAAAAAGGCCGCAGCCCTCCTCGGAATCAAACGCTAATCCTTTCCATTCACAATCACCATGTCCGACCCGAATACCCAACTACCAGACGAGGAAGTCCGCAACATCGTGGATGAATCCCTCGGGCAGGTTGCCGAGGTGCTTGGTATGGTGAAAGCCGCCGAGGCCCGCATTGCCGCACAGGACCAGGAATTGACTGGCGTGCGCAATGAATTGTCCGGCGTCCGCGCCAAGCTGGCGGAAGCCAATGGTCGCGTCATTGAATTGGAGAAGGTGCGGCTGGAGAAGATCGCCAGCGCAAACAATGCGCCGCGGAATGTCTTCTCGGAGAATGCCATCATCGAAACCGTGGCGGCATTGCAATCCGCCAATCTCTGCTCGCCCGACTTCGCCGTGAAGATGGCAGGCAGCCTCCGTTCCGATCCCTCTTACGCCCTCGATGTGCTCCAGCACCTCTCGGCAAATCTTTCGACGAATGCCCCGACAGCGGGACGTTCGGTGAAACGCGCATCCGCGCTGCCCGTCAATGCCCAGGCCTCCGACAAAGAGGACTGGTCTGAGATGGTCCGCAAAGGTGCGTGAGCAGTAAACACAAAACCTAAAACAAGAAGCACAAAACATTATGGGCCAAACAGTACCCGCCTATGGCATCGTTCAGAGCGCGAAACCGCACATGAAGATGCTGCGTGGTTGGAACCCGCTCAATCCGGGCCTCAACCGCAACAAATCGCTTCCCACCAATGGGCTAACCATCGCGTCTGGTCAGGTGATCAGCGTCAATATCGTGAGCAGCGCAGAAGTCTGGCAGATCGGGGTCTCGTCCTCGACCCAGATCCCCTTCTTCGCCTATCAGGATTCTGACGATTTCGATGTCGTCGCATCTGGTGGTCTGACCGGCGTCTCCACGCTCGATCAGAACGAACTGCAGACCGCGTTCTTCAAAGCCAGCCCCGACACGGTCGCCTACTCCCACGGAGTGCGCCTCAAGGCCGACGGCACCACGGGAGACGTCACCACGGCCCTCACCACGGATCGCGCCACCCTCGGGTATCTTTCCCGCGGCACCGGCCCTGTGGACATCGCAGCCTCCAATCCTGGCGTCACGCCGGATGGAAGCGGCCAGGTCCTCGTGCTGACCATCGCCACCAACTTCGAAACCAACGGGGCCTCCGCCTAGTCTTTTTAAGGAAAACATATCACAATGAATATCAATCAAGACCAGATTCAGGAACCCGAAGTTCTCAACGAGGAACTCGTCGATGCCATCGTCCGCGCGCCCGAAGGGCAGCTCAAGACGGCGTCCGACCTTTCTTCGCGCCTCATCCGCCGCAAGCTCCGTGAAAACGGAATCCAGCGCCGCGTGCTTCCGTTCGAGGACGTCAATCAGAGCAATCTGAGCGACAGCCTCTACGCGGACAGCAAGCCCTGGATCATCGAAGAGATGGAAGGTGACATCCTCGGCTCGTCCGCGGTGAACTTCGACGACACCGGTGATACTGAATTCTTCCGCGGGGAAAAATTCGCTGTCATCTTCTACGTCGTCCAGACCAACGAGTTCCAAAAGAACACGTTCGAGCTGATGAACTACAAGACTGACATTCGTGAGATCACCACGGCCAATGCGCTGAAGGAGATCCACACGAAGGAAGACAGCAAGTTCTTCGGCACTGTGGACCAGATCGTCGGCAGCCCCTCGGGCGTCGGCGCGTCGGGTCTCCAGCAGAACTTCGAGCGTCTCGGCCGTATCAGCCGCGAACTCTACGTGGACAACATCTCCGAATTGGAGAATATGTCGCTCAATAATGGCTGTTGGGTCACCAATAGATTTTCGTCCAGACAATTCCTGAAATGGCGTCGTGACGAAGCCGGTGGTGACCTCTCGGAGAAGTTTGTCCTCAAGGGCCTCGAAGCGCTCGAAGAGTACAGCATTTGGAACATCCCGCACATCGCGACGATCAAGAGCACGATCGTTCCCGACTACGTGGTGTACAAGTTCGCCGAGCCGGGCTACCTGGGCCGTGCATATCGTCTGCAGGATATCACGACCTACGTGAAGAAGGAGAAGCACATCCTCACGATGCAAGCGATGGAGGTCATCGGCCTTACGATCGCAAACGTGAAGGGCGTGAGCAAGTCCACTCACGTTCTGTAGCAGAAGCGCAGAAAATAATTCACAAACCGCCGGTTCTCGAAAGGGAGCCGGCGGTTTTGTTTTTGCCCAGCATTGTCTTTTCTCCCGAACCAATTACACTCACCCCATGAATCAATTCCCAGTGACCTGCTCAAATGCCTACATGGAAGGCTTCATCAAAACCTGCGCTGATTTGAATCTCGACGCCGACGCCTCCGCGACACTGCTGCAAACCAGGCAGCGGGAGGAGCTGTTTGCGGAATCTCCTGCTTATCGGGATGGATTCAAATCGGCGATGAACGGTGGTGTCAGTTTCAAGGTGCCGACGACAACGAAGACTTCCGCGGTCAAATTTATGGACCGTCTGTTTTCCCACACGGAATCCAACAACCGAAGGGAGATTGATTCCGCCGCTTCCATGTTGGCGCAATTGCAGTTTCCGTCCGCTGCCTAAGTCACATGGCCTCGCAAACCGGCACCGTCAGCCTTGCCATCGCGGAGACCACCGGGTCCGTGACTTTCCCGCTGTCGTTTGTGGCGCTGCCGGTAATTGATTCGCCCAGCATACAAAACACATCGGCTGATAATCCGAAGCTGATCCTGTTCTGCCTCATCACAGGGATCACACTGAGCGGGTTCACGTATCAACTCAGCGCGCCTCCCGACACTGCCAATTACAAGCTGGCGTATGAGGCCGAAGGACCAGTCGATCTACCGGCGACGCCATCGGTAACGACCAGCACGCCAGAGGCGGTCTCCTGCTCCTCCTGCTACATCACCGAGCAGGAGGTGCGCGAATACGTGGAGGATTACGACACCGAGCAGGGCATGCTCGGGAAGGTGGACTACGACTTCGCACCCAAGGCCATCCTCTCCGCCATGCAGGCATGCGCCCGCGAATACAACGGACTCCCTCCGCGGATCAGCAATGTGCGCCCCACTGCGCTGCCAAAGAATTCCAACCTGTTCTTCGACGGCATTGCCTATTTCCTCTACCTGCGCGCGCTGCAGCACGAAAAGCGGCATGATGTGCCTTACAAGGCCGGCAGCGTTGAAGTGGATATCGCAGCCCGGCGGATTGCGCATTACGAGGGAGCCATCAAAATGTTCAACGAGCGCTTTTTCGGTGTCGCAAAACAGCACAAGCGCCTTGCCAATTACACACTGATGTCCGGGCGGGTTGGGTAATTCACCATGCAGTTCAATGCCGTCAGCATCCAACCCGGTTACGGACGCCACACCTGCGCCATCACCTGGAATGTCCCGGCGGCGGCTCAGCGCGGGCAGGTGTACATCTACCGGTCCATCTCGGGCCTGCCTCCGTGGCAATTGATTCGTGACGCGGGAACGCCGGCTTCCGTGGGATATTATGTGGATCGCGGGGAGTTCATCCTCAATACGAATCTGGGAGCCATTCATTACCGGCTGCTGCTGGAATTGGCGGATGGTCAGCAATTTGATTCACCCATCATCAGCCTAAATATAACCATCACCCCAAAGGAGCAAATCATTGTCCGCGACATCATGATGGCGGAATTGCGAAATATGCGCGGAGGTAACGGCGAACCAGTATTCATCTTTGCTCCGCTGACGCATGGCCTGCCTGCCCCTGGATTTGATTTCGAGACCTACCAGATGCGCAGCACCGGCATGCAGGTGCCAGGAAAGGAAAGCTACGGAGAGGCCTTTGTGGGCGGCTTCGGCGCACCGGCCGTCACCTGGGTGATGCGCATGGGCAGCATGGTCACGGGTTTCGTCAAAGATCCGGACGGCGGCGGCACCTCGGACACGCAGCAGGTAAACGGCAGGATGCTCGCCTTTCCGCGACCGATGCCAAACTACATGGTCGTATTCCCGCGGATGGATGAGCGTTTTGTAATTGGTGAAGTCATTCAACCATTCCTGTTTCGCAGCATCCTCCCAATTGGCTACGAGGTCACATTGAACCCCATCCAGAAAAACGATGATCGCTACCTGGTCCCGCTGCCCGAGATGCCGCCGAGGATGTATCAACCGCTCTGACCTATGCTTACCGAACTCGAAGAATGGGAAGTGCTCGCCGGACAGCCGTTGACCGCGGTAAATCTGAGGCGCATGTTCCTGCTCCTCACGCAGCTGCATTATTCCCACCCGGCCAACTTCGGATTGCTGGAAGAGGATTTGAAGGACTGCCTTTGGGCTCCCAAGGCCGATGATCGCAAACTGCATATCGGTCTGCATTTTAATTACGACCCGAAGGATGTCGCCGGTAAATTGCCGGCAATCCACTACGGACTGGGCAGCACGGATTTTCAGCAGACGGTGGTGAACGACCATGCCGGCTTCAACGAGGACTACTCGGGCGAGAATTCCATTTGCACCGCCAGTGCCCCTTTGATTTGGGCCCATTGCGCACGTACCGCGGATTTGGCCGCCAATCTCGCCGAGACCACGCTTTCATTTTTCACCGGCATCCGCTCTATGCTGATGCACCGTCTGCAATTGCAATTCTTCCACATCGCGGATTTGGCCGAGCCCCATTTGGAAAAAGTGGAAGGCGGACAAATGTTCTATCGCGTGGACTTGAAGGGGACGATCATTTACAGTCATGCGATGACCGTTCTCACCCACAGCCACCGACTCAAGAAGGTGGATCAATCTGCCACCATCGAAGCCGACGGTATTGACCTTTCGTCCGCAACCTAGCATTATCACTCCACTCCAATGTCGATCGCCAACTACGTCCACCCACAATCCACGCTGAAGCAGTTCCTGACCAATGTCAGTTCGCCGGCGACCGCCATTCTCAATCCGCTGGTCATTGGCCCGCAATACCGCCTCAGCCGATTTGGCAAGGAGACGGTGCCCGCATACACGTACGCGGCGGCCTCCGGCGCCCAGGTCATTCCGTGGCAATACAGCAATGCGGCGGGCGTCACCACCAATCTACCCGGCACGGAGATTCCTGATTTGGCCTACACCCGGCTTTTCGGCAACGGCCTCGAAGCTTCGCTCGCGACGATCCTCACCGGCGACTCCGAGTATTTCCAGGTTCTCGATGCCTCCAATACCCAGACACTGAAGATGACGGCAGCGGATGTCAGCGGCGGCACTCTGTGCGCCAAGCTGAAAGACCGCCCCGTGGCCGTCGGCGACATCGCCTACGTCACCTCCGCCTACGGTACGATCAAGCGCACAGTCACCGGCTTGCTTGGCAAGACGACCGCCGCCACCTTCGGCGTCAATACGCCGGACAACGATAATGGTTACATGAGCGGCAGCACCTACAATCCGGCGACGGCCGCAGCCTCGCACTACACCTGCCTCACTGCTCCCGGCAGTCAGGATGTTGGCACTGAGGACAACGGCGTGGCGCTGATCGTCACCAACCCGGATGATTTCCAAGGCACCCTCCAGGGCGCGCTTCTCAATGGAGCCTACGGCGAGACATTCACGCTGACGGTCACCACCGGCGGCAACAACACGACCGCAGTCGTGACGGTGACATCAGCCAGCGGACGCTACGGCGGCACCCTCACATCCACCAGCGCAAACGCGGGTTTCCATACATTCACCAACAGCGGGTCCAGCAACATCATGGCCGGGCTCACCGTGAAGCTGGATCACACCGAGACGACTAGCTCCCTTACTTTGGGTTGGGTTTACACCTTCACCGTCACCAGCCAATACACCCGCGTCAGTACTGCCACGGCTCCCGTGACCGGAACCTACACCGGCACGGCGGACACCACCTACCTCATCGAAGTCACGACCGGCACCTACAATTCCGGCGCTCCCGTCGCCACCGGTGCGGTGGTCCGCATCAGCGACACCGCGGGCCTTGATGCCCCGGCTTCGGTCACATTGACGGACAACACGCTGTTCGATCTCGGCACCTCCGGTCTGCAGATGAAATTCGATCTCTCGCTCGGCGTGTGCCCGCAGGGCGGCATGCGCGTGGGTGATGTCTATTACGTCAATTGCGTCGCGGAGGCGCCCTCGACCACAGTCTTCGACAAGGTGGTGCTCGATGGTCCGGCTGTGGACGCCACGGTGTTCACCAATTACGCGACGCACGTGGAGGTGGAATTCCGCCTCCCCGTCACCGGTGAGATTCTTTCCACCGCGGCGGCCGATGATGTCGCATGGGTTGCGGACCTCGAAGATGGGGTGACCATTGACTCCGGGTTGTCCCATTACCTCAGCACCCGATCCACGGGTTATGAGTGGGTTCCGTTTGTGGACGACGTCGGCACCCTGTCGGTCTGGCAGCGTTCCCTCCAGCCGCCCGCATACGGCGAAGGTCGTATTGCAATTGCGAGCACCGACGACATCACGACGCTGCTTGGCACTGTGGACGTGGATAACGATTTGGCCATGGGTGCGAATGAAATGCTCAACGGCACTCTTGGCGCTGTCTCGGGCTACGTCCTGCGCACCGGCGGCACCACGCTCGCCGATTACAATACGGCGCTTGCAAAGATTCAGACGACCAAGCTGGTTTACGCCATTGCGCCGATGACCACGGATGTGACCATCCAGCAGGCCGTCGCCACTCATTGCACCACCACATCCGGCCCGACCAAGAAACGCTTCCGTCGCTGCTACGTCGGCACGGACAGCCCCGGCTCTTACGTCGCGCTCAGGACCGGAACCTCCGGCAATGTCACGGCGACGGTCAGTGCTTACAATGGTGGCGGCAACTTGCTGGTGACCACCGCCACTGCCGGCGTGGATTTTACGCTGCTCGGACTCGCCAGCGGGGATATCGTCAAACTCATCGTCGCCGGTACGTCCTACCTGGTGGATTCCGTCATCAGCGCCACCGAACTCGTCCTTCAATCCGGTCCCGGAAGCCCGGTGGGTGCCGCGGTCGTCATTGAGATCTGGTATGCTGACACGCCAGCCAGTCAGGCCCTTTACGTCCGCAACCACTCGAAGCTCATTGGCAATCGCCGGGCCGTAAATGTCTGGACGGAGAATGGCACCGCAAATGGCGTCATCATCCCCAATCGCTACGCGGCGGCCCACATCGCCGGCCTACGCTGCGCCATGCTTCCGCAGCAGGGCCTGACCCGCACGGAAGTCAGCACCTTCGACGCGGCCCCGGCCATGAGCCTGCGCTACGACGACGACACGCTGGATGCCGTGGCAGCCGATGGCACCATGATCATCACGCAGGATGCGGAGAGCGGCGCGATTTACATCCGTCATCAGCTCACCACAGACAGCGCCAACGGGGCGCTGGCTTACGAGGATTCCATTGGCGTGGTCGCGGATTATCTGTCCTTCCGAATTGACGCCATCGTCGACGCCTACATCGGCAAACGTAACGTCACCAACGCCACACTCGTGGATCTGCGCAATGCGCTGCAAGATGAGTTGAACGCCAATACGCAGTCCGATTACGGGGTGCAGGCCGGCCCGCTGCTGGTCAGCTTCAACAGTCTGAAGATTACCCCGAATCCCATCATCAAGGATCGCGTCAAAATCACCTTCACCGCGGTTGTCGCTCTGCCGTTCAACATTGCGGAGACCATCATCAACTTTGACCAGGACCGCACACTCACCACGGTCATCGTCGCCTAATTCTAACCCAACTCAACTACCCACACTAACATGGCGACCGACTTCTTTGGCTTCGACAAGACCGTCAAAACCGACGGACAAATCATCACCGGCAATTTCGCGAGCATCAGCGCCAATGGCGCAATGGCTCTCGTGCAGTCGGTCAATGCCTCCTACAACCGTCAGATCATCTCGATGTTCGAGGCGGGATCCAGCACCCTCTATTACCTCAACGGCAACAGCGAGGGGCAGATAACGATCAACGGTGCGGTCGGCAAGAGCGGCTTTTTCAAAAACTTCCGCGACATTGCGCAGTCGTGCGGCGCCATCAACAAGCTGTCCATCGACATTCTTTCCGGAAGCAAATGCGCCGTGGGTGGAAGCGGCGGCATCACCTTCTCGGGTGGGCTGGCTGAGGGATTCAATATCGCCTACCAGGCCGGCCCGATGGCAGTCACCGAGGGTGCGCAGATCCGCGTCGGCTCGATGAATATCCGCTGATTTTCGTTTGGTTACCGCGTTTGTTGGCGCGGGGTTCCTAGAGGCGTGGGTCGGAGTGCATACCGACCCACGCTTTCTTCTTTCCAAGGGTCTGACTATCGCCACAATAGCTGGAATTTCTCATACCAAATATGCCCGCCGCACCTGACCTCGAACAAATGGCCGAAGAAATGCGACTTGCACGCGAGCGTTGGACGCAGAGCATTCCCGAGGAACAAGACGCCGCCTACGCCGTGTATCGGAAGTTGCGGAAGGAATTGAATTCAGCCCGATGGGTCGAACATCAGCGTCAGCATTTGTCGTGGCATTCCGGAAATGAGTGATGCCTACTCATTCGGGCGTATCGTCGAATACCGCCACACCGGCACTTACGCCGTAGCGCTGGACGACCGCACGCTCCTGCAGGACTGTATCTGGGTGGGTGGCGCATTGGCCGCAATGAGCGGAGTGCATCTCAAATACACCCTTCCCGTGGCGGCGCGCGTGGTCGTGATGGGTAGCTCCCCAGGTTTGATTCTTGGTGTTGTCCCAGGCCCATACGGAGATCCCGCAACCAGGGACCGCCAGGCTGCCACGGGTGCCTTCGGGCTTAATACCACACTCACCGGCCTGTCTTCTCAGAATGCCACCGGACGGCAAATCTACGATGAATGCGATCCACTGAGCGATCAATTACCGGGCGAGCTTGTGATGCAGAATGCGTTCAGCGTGGGCATCCAGATCATGACTCATTTCGCAAAGCTCTCCGCCGGTGAGCTGGCCAAGGTGGAATGCCATGTCCTCAATGACATGGTGCGCATCGTGAGCGACTGCTACCGCCATCATTCATCCTTTGGGGATTTCCAAATCACCAATGACGGACGGTTGAATGTGATTTGGAATGGCACCAGCTACCCACATGAGGCTGCTGGTCTGGTAAATCCCACCGACAAGAAGTTCCCGGCCGACAACAATGGTGTGGACTTCGACAGCCTGACGGATGACCTGACCAGCGCCAGCCGAAACAGGTTCTCGCAGTACATCGGTTTCCTCGGCAATTTCATCCACGTATTCGTGACAGACCCGACTTCCGTGCTCGGGGAGATGAGCAAGACAGCTTTGCGATCTGGCAAGTTCAGCGCCCATGTGGATATGGATGGATCGTTACTGATTGGATCGGTTGGGGACATTGTGCTCGAACGCAAGGTGCGCATCGTAGTCCCAATTCAACTGAAGCACCCGGAGGATCCCACCGGGGTGTTGGTCGATGGCTACGCCCAATTGAACAAGGAGTTCCTGAAGCTGTGGAAATATCCCAAGGATCCGCGGAAGATATTTGAGACGACCTACCAACTGCGGGAATACTCGCGATTCCTGGATCAATTCCAGGGGCTGTCCAGATTCCACCAAATGGCGACCAAGGGGGAGTATCACGTCCCTTCCGAAGAGGAGACCCCGGCACCGGACTGGCGGGGCAAACAGACCGACACTGAGGAAGCCAATGGCTATGATAATTCGACATCTTACGACACCTACGCCTGCATGCGTATCATGCGTGACGGGTCCATCATTCATTGGGACGGCACGGGTAGTTGCGTGGTGATGTCGCACGGAGACGTGCATGTGGCGGCCACCCGACACCTGACGCTGGAAGCCGCCGGGGACGTGAGAATCATTGCAGGGGGCAGCCTCTACATGAAGGCCCGGAAGAACGTGGAGATTTCCGCAACGACCGGCTGGATGAAACTGAAAGCCAGGGCAGCATGGCAGGCCTTGTGTGAATGGGGGACCATGTGGTTCAAGAGCGACGCCAATACCGCCAAGCCGGAGAAGGCCGAGAACACCGAGGAAGATCCGGCGCCGATTGTGGGGCCGGCGGCCATTGTATTTGAGACCACAAAAGGCGGAGTGAAGGTTGCCAGCAAAGGCACCGTCTTTGTGGATATCGGCAAATGTCCCGAGGAGCCGGATCCCTCCTTCTCGGTAAAGACGGAGAGCGGAGGATTCATCGTGGATGCAAAGAAGGACATCCAATTCACCACACAGAAACTGTTCCATGCGACCGCACGCGGAAAGGGCTTCCTGTTCAAAGGCCCCAACATGCTGCTCGCCGGGCAGAAGTTCCAAGTGGGCAAATACGCGGAGCTTGGCGTCACCGGCCTAAAGGTCTCACAGGTGAACACCGCGCAGGTGATCTCGCACGGAGCCATCAAGGGCCCAAAGATTCCTGGTCCGAGCCCAGGGGGAAAGCCGCATCACAACCACATCCTCAAGCTGATGGGCGACGAGCCCGATTGGAGACCGGAGCCATTGGAATTGGAATCCGAGCCGGTTGATTGGGAGAGCACCGCCGAGGGCAAATTGAAATTCGCATTCTCGAAAAAGGAAGAATACATCCCCGATCCATATACCTTCATGGAAAGCCCGGCCCAGCAATTTCTGCGGTTGGATATGCCGGGGAAGACGGCATTGAATTGGGCGGGTTCCTATACGGAAATCGAAAACCAATCTGAGAGACTCAAGCCGGCCGACAATGTGGACAGCAGCACTTCCGCGTTTCCTGGATCAGGCGCGCAATTCCGCCAGCACAATGGTGGCGAGAGCCTGCACAAGCCGTCTGCCAAATCCGGAGCGGACTTGAACAAGACCACCGACCTGGTTACGGTGCCATTCACATTTACATTTCTCAAAACCGGAGCCAAATACCTCACACCATGACCGACATCAACACACCCGATCCCGCGCACGAACCAAAGCCCGACGACGCCATCGACCAGGCCGCCATACAGGAATTGCTGGCTGCCGAGGATACAACCCCAAAGGCCATTGAGCTGGATGACGACACCACCGCAGAAGTCCGGGCGGCCCTCAATGCGGAAAAGAAAGAGCCCACACCAAAGACGCATTTGCCCATCCCGGATCAATGGCAGTCCGATGTGGACACCACGAGCACGATGCTTGATTGGGCCTTCAAGCAGGAGTCCGTCGGGAAGATTGAGGTCACCGCGCAGGAGAAGGCCATTTACGAGAAGGCATTCCTTCATGACTCAAACCTTTGCTTCGATATTGAATTCCAGGTGGGCAGCCTGAAGCCGAAGGTTCGCGTGAACAACCTGACCATCCTGATGGAGCGGGCCATTTCCGCAGCCATCGCCAAGGATGAGGAGGAGAAGCTGGTCCAGGGCACCGCGTCCATGTGGTCCGCGATGCAGCAGTATTGCCTGGTGCTGCAGGTGCAGTCCGTCGGCAACGCTCTGTTCGCCCCGCGTGTTGAAGTCACCACGCCCCCGCAATCGGTGGAGGCGCTGCGGGACGCCATCCGCGCATCAGTCCAGACCCACATCGGAAGCATGAGCGCCGCCCGGCTGAACATGCTCATCAAGGCCGTCTGCATTTTCGAAATCAAACAAAAGCTGTGCAATGAGAACATCGTGAATCGGGAGGACAACCAGGGTTTTTGGCGTCCCCAAGGTTCCGTTTAATGCTGACTGCATACCTTGGGGGGCGTCCAGAAATCGTCAGGCCCGATTACCCGCACGCGATGCGGAGTGTCATCCGTGAATCGCTTTTGCTGGAGGCGGTGGGTAAATCCGCGGCCGCCGCGACGCAAATCGAGCTGCTGTTAATTGAGACACAATTCGCCTCATTGCTCGACCCGCAAAAGGCCGCCGACGTCATGCGTCGGAAAATGGCCCGTGGGCGCTGGCTTGCCCAATTGAAGGCATTTGATCTCTATGCCAAGGCGCCCGACAACATCGGCGCCGAGAGCCTGATCAAACTTTACGAGGCACTGGAAAAAGGCGGGGTATTGCAAGACGCCATCGACTCGGAGGCTGATTCCGGCGACACTGGAGGGTAATTCGATATGGCCTTCACTGACGGCGGATACATCACTCCCGAAGACATCGCACCTTACCAGAGTGGCGGCAATAGCCCCAGCCCTGGCGAGGCGATGCGTCGTTTCAAGGCGACGGAGCGGTATTACGACTTGCAGCGCTACGCGCTCGCCACGGACCGCCGCGTCAACATGGTCAATTCGACGATGGCGGGGGCATTCAAAGGGGGTAGTCAGACTACTGAGGCGTGGGCGAGATCAGACACCGGACGAGTCAGCCGTGACTTGATCGGCCTTGCGGCCTCGCATGGCGCGCTAGGTGGTGGCAATCCAGTGGCGCTCATAGCAGGCATGGCCTCCGCAAATGGGATGAATCAATTCCGGGTGGGCGGGCCCGGTGGTGGGATGTCCGCGTTAGCCGGCGGCGGCATGATGGCGGACATGATTACCAAGCAGATGTATTCTGCGTTTCAGAATCATGCATTTACCTCTACGGGGGCTGCCAACCTGAACGTCACGAACGGATTCAACAAGGACCAGATGGGGGACATATTCAAATTGATGGGCCAACGGGGAATGATGAGCGGGATGAAGATGGGGGGATTTGAAATGGCGAATGGTAAGCTGTCGTTTCTTGAGGACAAGGGATCCATGAACCGCGTGCTGCAGCAATTCGAAGGCGTGAGCAAGATGCTGGCAAACGTCCGGGACTTGGTGGGAGATCGGCACGTCACTGAACTGGCTCGCGCCGCGGAGAGTCTGACCGGTCTGTCTCTGCGCAATGCCAATCCGGCGAAGCTGGGCGAGCGTCTCAATCGTGTGCGCAACAATGCATCAATGCTGAATCTGGATGTGGAGTCCTATATGGGGGCGCACGAGCAGCTCATGGGGATGGTAGCCCCATTGGTGGGACGTCCAATGGCCTCTGTGATGGCCCTGCGCGCTGGTGAGACCTCCGGCATTGCCAGCATGGGGCGGACTCAAATGGTTGGAGCGGCGGCTGCCCGAGGCGAACACATCGCCAATTTTTCGACGGGCGAAATAGCAGCGCAGGGCATGCAAAGCCAGCTTCAGATGATGAGCGAGAATCCGCAATTGCTCGAAGCATCATTTGCGGCCCAGAACATGACCGACGACAACAAGAGTAAGCTGAATGCCGCGATTGGTGCTTTCTCCAAGGTGTCCAGCCGCGAGGAGCGCATTGCTGCCAGCGCCAATCTGCGCAAAGTATTTGAACAGACATCGGGCGTCACCACAGGCACTTACAGCAGGCAATACAGCACGCAGCGTATGCTCAATACCATCGGCCCTGAACAGCAAGAAAACCTGCACAATGCACTGAGCGGCATGGACCAGTCGATGAACAAGAACGTCATCGCAAAGCAGATGGCCGAGAATAACAATTTCGGGTCGGGGGCAGTTGGCGGGCTGGGCGCTAAGCAGATGGGGGGTTCGATGCATGCTTTCATGAGCCTGGCTCCCGACGAGCAGCAGGATATTATAGACAAGCTGCATGCCGGCAACACTGTCGGAGCGCAGGAGGCGCTGACTGCTGCGTCCAAGGATTTGCAAGTGGGTGGTATTTCGAAGGAAGCCATATCGGGGCTCGGTAAGATTCTGGCCGGCGGGGCGGATTCGGGTGCATTTCTGAACAAAGGTCGCAGCATCCTCGCCGGGGATCCGCGCCTGCAGGGGATTGTACATCCGAGATTAGTCAGGGAGGCCAAAGAAGCCGCAGCGATGAGATTTTACGCAGAAAACGTGGTGGGCGATGCGGACGACCGCAGCAAGCCGGACATGGGGGAGCAGTTCTACCAGGGGCTGGTGAATGGCGTGAAGACGGACAATCAAACTGTCCTGATGCAGGCAGGCGCCGATGTCGAGACATTCGCAATTGACCCGGAAACCAAAATGCCGGTAATTGCACCGAATTTGGAGGCTTTGCTGAATACCTACGGAGCGCCAGGAAAAGACGGCAAGCCAGGGACGGAATTTTCAGATGCGATAAGAGGAAAAAGCGTTGTAGAAAAAAATGACATCATGCGGCGCTACTTGGAGAACAAGGGAGTGGCTTTTTCTGTGGATATTGCAAAAAAGACCGGGACCGCAGTCAATGCGGGGAAAAAAAAGAGCATTTTGGACCACGACCAGTTTCTTTCTGAAGCAGCACAAGAATTGTCACTGAAAGGTGTGGGTGGGGCGGCTGGCGCTGCGGAAATAGAAGCGCTGGCAAATAAGAAGGAGGCGGATGCCAAGAACAAAACCTACAACGAACGCGCAATTAACGATAATAACCGCGCGGAGATCATGAAAGAACGGATGGATGCCAGCAGCGCGCTGTGGACCGGAGCGCTGGAAGGCACCGGAGGTTGGATGGCGAATGCACTGAAGGAAGGCGATGGAAATACGGCATTCGACATGGTGATGAAGCGGTCGCTTGCAGATCCAAAAGGATTTGAAAAGGATTTGAAAAAGGCGAAGGAAGATCTCGCAGACAAGACAGGGGACAGCGCAGAAACCAAAGGAGCACATGCAGCCGCCCGCAAGAATTTGGCCGCCCTTGAGGACAAGATGAAAGAGGCAAAAGCCACACCCGATCAAAAAACCGCGGACAATACAAAGAAGATTCTGGATCTGCTCCGCTTAAACTTAACATGACCAACATTTTCCCATCCCGCGGATGCATCTACGCATTCCAGCAGCAGGGCAATTCCGTGGGCTTCTATGCCCTGAATCCTCCCATCACCAGCAGCAACGCAGCACCGGTGCTCATCATGGGGGCCAGCCTGCAGGACCCGGACGTGCTGGTCCCCAAGAACACCCTTGATAATTTCCATGTGCTTTACAGCTTCGGTGCCGGCTTCGGTTCGGTGAACATCATGGGCGTTGCCCTGCTGGGAAATGAGAAGTCCGGCGGCAAAAGTTTTGCGGAGGTGGTGAAATGGTTCCAGAAGAACCGGGCATCAAATTTGAAGAAACCAGTGCAGCTCTCCCTTCCCGGCAAGGTGGCCTACAATGTGTACATTTCGGGGCTCGTAGTCGGGCAGATTGACCCCAAATTTCACACGCAACAGTTTGTCTTGGGTGGTATTGTCGCGGAGACTTCTTCCGGCCCCGCAGCCGGACGCAAGGATGGCTTCACCGGCCTGACCACCGGAAGCCTGACCACCTCGTCCTTGTCCTAAACTCTTAAAAACCATGAGATGCGAACTACTTCAATTGCTGGTCAATGGTGATGTTCCCGCGAGTCCGTGGTTTACGCCAGTCACCCCATTTGACCCTGTGACTGCCTCCGAGGAGGCGACGGCGGTTCGGGACCTCCTGAAGATCACCGACGCCACCTCGGACTATTTTGCAATGAGCGTGCTGCGGTGTCTGGTAGGCACTCCGACATTGCTGCATGAATTCGGAATTGAGTCTGCTACGTCAATGGCGTGGCAGCTCTACCGCAATCCGCGACTGCAGCTTCCGCAGACCATCACATTGATGCCCGACAGGAACGGCGCACCGGAAGCAAACAGGCAGGTGTCCGACTGGCCTGTGTCTGTAGATTTTCAATTGCTATGCGTCGAGCCGAAGGCCGCGCGTATTTCCTGCGGCGGCCGATCGGAGCAAGTGCATGCGTTCTTTACCAATGAGGACCTGTTTGTGGAATGGCCTTCCTGGGTTGGACTCAAAGGGGCATTGCGGTTCCTGGACGGCGTTAAGCACTGGACTCCCTCCTACGTCATTGCGTTCAAAAACATCCCTGCCAATTATCCGACGAGGGCGGCATTGGCGGCCCTGCAAAAGACCACCGCGTGGCTGACGCTTCTTGAGAAACAGAACCTGCTTCAGCATTACATGGGTGCCGGTGTGGATGTGACAGAGCGGATGGCCCTGGTCGCGCTGGCTTTGATTCGGGACACCCGCATGCGTATTCCATATGAGCAGTAATATCTCATTCAGGGAGCCAAAGGTCAGCGGGGATGTGGGCGGAATCAAGCTGCGCATATCCGGAGCGCAGACGACGATGACGATCAATGAGATGCCGTCGTTGGCACTTTCTGTGCATCCGCAGGGAGTCAGATCAGGCGACCTGGTGGACCTGAGTTCTCCCGACATTACCAAATGGCTCGCCCAGAATCAGACCCAGAAGTTCACGGACCTGACCACCGTCAATGTGTATCAGGATTCTGGATCCCGGAATTATCTGACTACCGCCGGGCTGCTCACGACGTCCGCTTACGAAGCGTCAAAAAGCTCATTTGAGGTGCATCTGGCACTGGCGACGAATGCGGCCTATTTGCAGGCTCTGCGCACCCACATTTACCGGACGGAGGGCAACGAGGCAAAGGACGACGATGAGCTGCTGCATGCGACCAGCATGGCGGAGATGTTCAGCCTGGTGCTCGACCGGCTGATCAAAAAATGGATTGAGAAGGCGAACGCGCGGACTGTCACAATGGCAAAGCTGGACGCGAAGATTATGGATCAGATGCATGCAATCAACGAGCAGCACAAGACCAAATGGCAGCGTCTGTTCAGCGACAGCACGGCAACCACCAAGCTGCCGTTTATGCCGGACATGACGCAGGACATAAATGAGAAGATTCAGGATACCATCCGACAGGTGTTTCTGACGCAGGGACGGGATTTCTTTCAGCAGATCCTGACGCTCTGCGAAATGTTTAACCTGCTCTATATTCCCGACGTCGGGGGAACAGACGCACCCTATGGGCGTTTAATCTCAAAGGACGCGGTGATGGGAGAGACTGCGCCCGGTATTATTTCTGCGACCCATTTCACATCCAGGCTTGGGGCCTACGATGTGGTGCCCCTGGCTGCCGTGGTGGTCGTCGGGCAGGGCACGGAGAATGTGAAGGAGTCCGGGTCGGATAAAGGAATGCCAACGGCCCCGGTGTATGCTACGTGGCCGAATCCGCTGCCGGAAAAATCAAACGGGCGATTCGAGCAAATCCCATTGCCCGTCTGGTTGCCTGCCATTTACGGTCCGTTGGATATGGATGACGCGGTCAAGGAGGCCAACGCGATGGGGTTGGATGCGAATGAATACATGCGCACAAAACACAAGCCGCGCAAAGACAGCATGGATAAGCAGCAGACGGCGCAGAGGAGCATCCTGGCGTGGTGGGCTCGGCTTGCGTATTTGGACATAGCCTTGGGACGGGATACGCTGAGCCTGGACATTCCGTTGGATTTTAGGGCGCAGCTCGGATACCGATATGCTGTGACCGACCGCAACAAGAAGAAGATGTTTACTGGCTTCCTGGCACACATCGCGCATTCCGTGGTGGTGGGTGAGGACAGCGAGAAATCCGCAACCGGCGACGCCACCACCAGCCTCGTGTTCACGCATGTGGAATGTGAGGGGTTCGTGCTGCCCAACAAGGGCGCTCCATTTAATGCATTGCCGAAGCCACCGGAGATCGCCAAAGAATAGCCATGACTGATCCACGCGACATCGAAAGGGCCAAGCGCCGCAACCTGAATCCTGGGTGCGCAGTTCCGGCTGCAGTTCCGGCGACCGCCATCACACCACCCACGCGGCCCGTATCGAATTGCGACGTACCTCCTGCCATTGCCGCGGATGCTTTCGACACCCCCGGAGCCACGGTCACCGCAACAGACATCTCCACTGACATCCCGCTGATTCATATCACCAGCGCGGCCGTCACGGTCAATTGCTCCGATGTGGAGGGGGCCGGTCCGGTGGGTGAGTCCGTCACGATAAATGCCGGGCAGATCGCCAGGGATATTTCCTGGCATTCATTTGCGGGAATCTCAGCGTCGCAACTGGCATTCATCGCCACGCTCAATCCGCTGGACGTTACCACAATTCTCACGCAATCCACGGCGGAGGCCGTCGCCGGCGCGTTCCGCCTGGCCTTGGAGCAGGCGGTCATTGCGCGGACGGCAGCCCTGACAGCCCTTGCCGCTGCCAATGCACAGGCCCGCGCCATTGCGGTCGCAACCCTGACTTGCGGATGGGTCAATGAACGGCAGGAGACCAATTGTGCCGCGGGCGCCTATCGCACGCCGGAAGATCCCGACCACGTTGCCATCAATCCCTCCGTCATTTCCGCAGGCTCCTCGTTCTCCACGCAGAGTCAGAACACGGCAAATGCGCAGGCCTTGGCTGCCGCTTTTTCTGCCATGGTGTGCGTGTATCCGAACACGGAGCAGACCGTCACGTGTCTGGATGCTGGGTTTGGGGAGGAAGTTCCGGTGGATGCTACGCCGTGGCCTGCACTCGACCAGATGCGAGTTGGGATAATCACCGTGCCGGCTGGTCGGGTCCTGTCCTCGGATTCCGCCGCAGACGCTGATCAGCAAGCCCGCGCGCTGGGTCTCTCGCAGCTTTCCTGTTTCGCCATCAATGAGTTCGTCAAGGTGAGCTGCAGCGCGAGCGGAAAGCCAGGCACAGACGACACCATTGTCAGCGATTTGACTTTGGGAATCCCCGGCAATTCCGTTGAGGTTCCGCAAGGATACCTGACCTCCACGACTTCCACCGCGGACGCAAATGCATTGGCCCATGCGTTGGCCATGTCCCTGCTCCAATGCCGATGGACCAATTCCGAGATTGTCGTACAGTGCCCCGTTCAATCCGTGCCGGATCCGCGTAATCCAGGAGCCACCGTGCTTTTGGATCCCTCGGACAAATCGCCAGGCATCCAGTTTCAAATGGCGGCCGGATCTTACTACTCCGAGGTGTCCCAGGTGGACGCAGACCAGCAGGCCATGGATGCTGCGCTGGCGCAATTGAACTGCATGTACTGCAACCAGGACATCGCTCCGACCTGCGTGCCGGAGGGAATTGCCCAGCAGGTGCGGGAGGGTGTCATCCCATTGCCCATCCCCGCGGCGATGGTCACCTCGGCCTGGTCCTCAGATGCCACGCTGGGCCTGGCGGCCAACACCTACTGCGACACGGACGCCTCGGTGGTGGAGATGACGGCCGGAAGCGCTCTGGTGGTGCCTGCTGCAATTCCCACCAACGACTGCAAATACGGCAACGATGCACAGACCCTGCACTGCCCATCCGGGATGGTTGCCGCAGGGGCGGAGGATTTGTCGGGCGTGTTCATCGTTCCCGTCGGTACTTTTGTCGTGTCCGTGGCGGATGTGCCGCCCACGTTCCGACCTGGGGAGACGGATAGGGAAAAGGCCTTTGCGAATGCGCAGGCCGCGGCGTTCGGTATTTCCACCCTGGCTTGCAGCTTCCAGAACGCAGCACGCTCATTTACCTGCTCGCAGGACAAGGGGATGCCCCACGTGCATCCGAACTCGCTTGGTTTGGATTCCGCCCCCTTGGTAATTCCAGCGGGGCAGTTTACCTCCCTGAACTCCCAAGCCGAGGTCGACGCCGAGACTCAGGCTTACGGCATGTCCCAATTGCTGTGCTTTTACATGAACCGACGGATGACGGTTCTCTGTGGGGACTCTCCCGCCGATGAATTCCGTGGCGGGGGATACAGCGACACAGGTGATCGGATCGCAATCACATACGGCACCGGGTCCATGACCCCGAAAGACGGCAGCTCACCAAAGGTCGCCGTGGATGCGCAGTCTATGGGCGCTGTGGGAAATCCTGTGCAGGTGGAAGCGGATACGATCCTGGACTGGCACAGCCAGCGTGACGCGGATCAGGCGGCGCTTACGCTGGGTCTGAATTCCTTGAATTGTTTTTGGTCGAACGTGGACGTGCGCGTGACTTGCGGCGCCCCCGCGCAAATGCCGTGGGTGCCAGGCAATGCACTGGGCGCTCCCATCTCCGTCGGGCTGGGAATATCGGCCATCGGACATGTGCCCGCAGGTGCTTTCATCAGCGATATATCAATCAAGGCCGCATCATCCACAGCCTACGCCGTGGCCTATGGGATACCGGATTGTTTTAATTTCGGGAATGAGTTTGATTTGGGATTGGTGGGTAATGATGAATATGTAGCCGGCGATTGCGGGGAAGGTCGTCACAGTGTCGGGATGATGAACGTCCCCAAGAACACCTTCAAGGCCTCTACGAAAACCGCCGCCGATAAAATGGCCACCGACTTCATCGAGGCCAACACCATCTGCGAAGCGAATGCCGCCAGCGCAGGCAATACGGAGCAGTCGCCCGCTGCCTGCACCCCGATCTACCTCGGCTACGGTGTATTCTCAAATAGCCACCGTGTCGGATTGACCAAAATTCCCGCCGGCACCTTCAAGGCCGACACTGTAGCGGAGGCCGACACGCTGGCCTCGGATTTTCTCTTGGCCAACACCAGCTGTGAAGCGGATGTCACCGTGGATGTGCTCGTGGATTTGCGGTTGTCGGGCGGAAAGCTGCAGGGGAAATACAAAACGGTGACTGTGGCCGCTTCGGTGGCTGCCTCGCCCGAATGGAGAGATATGGTCACGACGATGACCAGCTCTCCCGCAACATGCCCATAAGACATGCCCCTAGCAAAGCTACTGACGAATTGTGCCGGGACATCCCTTTTGACGAATTGCTCAGGCAACTCTCTGCTAAAGAACTGCCCGAAGATGGAGATTCGCTACACATGGACTGGTTCCGCCGGCAGTCCCGGCAGTCCCGGCAGTCCCGGTCACGGTGCGGATTTATTTACAGAAACCACGTTCTTGGGCACTTCCTTGGGTTGGTATGCTTACGGAAACAGTGCTGGTTACTTAACTTGGAATCCCTACGAGACAGCGTATTCAGGCGGGTATGAGAAATGCACCGTCGATGTAGAAAAATCATACGAAGATGGAGCGTGGGGGGCAGCAACCGCAACAATAGATCTCAAAGCGGATTGGTGGTCTGGGAATTTTCCGCCCTACTCTCCTAACGGACTAGCTGGAGACTCGCTGACGATAACGGCGGCTTACAACGGCGTAACTCGGACACTAATAATCAACCCTAGTGCAATAACAGTGCTTGGTGATTTCGTTATCGGCCCTGTTTCAATGATCGTGACCCACGTTGGCACCATCACGATTGACTCTGATGGAAACTTCACTCTCGTGTAACACGAGAGCCATGTTCTCCTGCCATCAGGATTGGGAATTTAGAATCCGGAGTTGCCAATTGCGCGCCGTGCGGTAAAAAACTTCCATGCATATTGAAACCTTCCTGCTGATTGCGGTGCTGGCGTCCAGTCTCGGTTGCCTGCTCTTTTACATCCTGACCGTGTGGAATCACACCACCATGCCGCTGCGGCTGTGCAAAGCCGCCGCTGCTATCACCGACTCGCACATGTATGGTGTGCGGCACACCCAGACCCGAAAGGATTGGCAATTCTGGCTGCTGGCTTACGCGCCGGCCTGGTTTTCAGAATGGGCGCTATGCCACATTTGCCAATCGCCGTGGTGGACCGCACTGCTCTACCTGCCGACTGCGGTCATTTTTGCGGTGATGGGGATTCCATTGCTGCCACTGCTGCCCGCGGCATGCCTCAGCCTCGGGCTGGGGCTCTGGTTGTATCGTGCAACGTCGCAACCGGAATCCCCCACCCCCAATCAAGTTGCTGCGGCAGCTCCGCCGCAAATGGCGGAAATGGCGGAAAAGGAAATTGAGCCGCCCGCGCCTGAATTGCACATCGAGGAAAAGCCGTCTGCCCGGCTCGCCCAATACCAGCAGGCTTATGGATTGCGGATGATCAAGACCGACAGCGGCACGACCATCGACCCAACTTCCATCACCGATGAGTATAAAAAGATGACTCTGTTTTTCTCAGACGACACACCCTGCTGGTTTGCAGGCTGCGAGGAATTGCGCGCCAGGTATGCGGCGGAGACA